AAAAAGTATATTCGAAGGAGCAAAGCTCCTATTTGATTTTGATGGAATGCCTAAGTCTGCAGAATTAAATATAAAAAACAGTCATGACAAATTAGAGTATTTAAAGACTTATGAAGGAAAGCCTGCTGTAATTAAGGCAACAATATCAGAAGGATCGTTTAATATTCACTATGGATTAGAATTAGATGAAAAGTTAAAACCTATGGTTAGGTCCAAACAGGGAGGAATACATAGAGCAATGTTTAAAGTTTTATCTGACGCCCTAAAGGATACAGATATATCAGGAGGAATGCAAACATTAGTAAATTTTATAAAAAATAAAATAAAAAATATATATTACGGTAAAGGAATAGATTACATAATACCTATGGGATCGACTAAAAGCTTATCTGGAAACCTAGCATCTGCTATTAAACAGATAATGCCAACGGCTAACATAGATCCAGTAGATAAAATGACGTTTAGAAATATAGTTGACGCTCTAAATTGGAAATATATATTAGATTACGACCGAAAAGTAAGAATTGAAAACAAAGTTCCGATTATTAGTAATGTAAAAAGAGATATTTTAAAAGAAATAGATGTAGATAATTCAGGGTATGCTATTATTCAAGCAATAAAAGTTACTAAAACCGGAGCTGAATTAAAAAATTTACTATTAAAGACTAATAAGAATCATCCGAGCTACTACGATGGGTATAAAATAACATGGGAGACTCCTAATTTTATAATACGAAGCAGTGGAATATCATACGGAGGATCAAGGAGTTGGTATAAGAATAAATATCATGTTCCAAGCATAGGTAATAGAATTAATAATCCAGCGTTATATAATATTGTTAGAGATGTAGTGCTAAATAATAGAACCATGTTAATAGTAGATGATAATGTTAACAGTAAAGTTGATATGCGATCTGTATTTACATCTATTGAAAATATTGCATATAACATATTGGAGGACCAAAAAACTGCTCTTGATTTTAATAAGAACACTTATAGTGAACAAGAGATGAGAAGAGAATTGAAAATAGCAGAATGGACTAAAAGAGTAAGTGCATATGTTCTTATTAATTTAGATGGAAATAAAATGGGTACTTCTCAAGACGTTAAAGATTTTAAAAAAGATCTAAGAGACATTGACTATTAAACTCATTTTTTAATTAAGTGTTATAAATAAATAATAAAAATATATCTTACACATGGCAGATAGAGTATTAAACTTTTCAGAATTCGCAGATAAGTATTCAGATGATGAAGAATTAGATGTTAACGATGTGACATCAGCTTCTAGTAATTTCGAAGAAGGATTTGACGATGAATCATATGATAGCCCAGAAATAAAACCAAATAGGCCAGTCGCAGGAGCAGAGGGTTCTATACCTAGCCCTGATGAAGATGGGGCTCCATCATTTACTTCAGATGTAGATTCTGAAATGGTAGCACCTAGAGACGAGCCGGAAGAGGAAGACAATCAAGAAGTAGATGACTCTGAATCAGAAGTTGAAGGTTCTCCTGTTCCTCCAGTTGATTTTGACGAAGATGGAGGAAATCCCGAAGATGAAGACGACGAGGATGAAGAGGAGGATGAAGACGACGAGGATGAAGACGAGGATGAAGAGGATGATAATGAGGATAAAGACACAAACGAATCCCTTAGTATAGGAATGCTTGAGTCATTTAATTCTTTTATTAGAGCATCTAATTAATAAGCCATATCGTTAAATGATCCAGATAAAGGATCGTTTTGAAAATTTAATAGAACGTCAGAAAGTTCATCATTTATATCAGATAACATAAGAATAGATAATTCAGATTTAGAAGTATAAGCTTTATTAGATAGGTGTCTTATATTATCTAGCTTCTTATTAATATCGTCAATTATCTTTTTTTCTATCGTAGAATCCATGTTGTTAATCTTTTGTTTATTATACTTAAAAATGTAAATAAATAAAATAAAGATCTTATCAATCATAGATTTTAACATGAAAGAGAGCATAGGGACTGTAGTACTCAGTAAACAAGCAAAGGACGTAGCAAACGAGCCTGATAGTAAGCTACCATCAGGTAATTTGATTCATACATCAAGAACATCATCTGCCCCAAGACATTGGGGAGGAACTAAGTATATGACAGGAAAATTCGGAGCAAATCCAAAAAGTAAAAAAACTAAGAAGAAGAAGATGTCACACATAAAAGATTTTAAATCTTTTACAAAAGTAGAAGAACAGAGTCAAGTTTCTAGTATACCTAATCAGTTTAAATCTGAAAACGATGCTATAAATCAATTAAAGAATACCATAGTTAAAATGGAACAGGATGTTGCTGCTAAAAAATTAGATCTTAATAATAAGACTAAGATGCTACAGGACAAAATGTCTGCTGAAAAAGCTAAACAAGAAAATTTAAACGCACAGTGAAAAATAAAGTAAAGAAATATCTTGAGTTTATTAACGAAAAAGAACAAAAGGTAGTATATCCAACTAACTTTAAAGGTAAAGTACAGGGGGCTATTTCGTCTATTCATAGTCAAATTATGGCAATTGCACTGGAACTTGCAAATGAAAAAGCTGCAAGGAATCCATATAGATATAATTCAGCAGATAAAATTGGAAATATACAAGAGGTTGATATAACTAGAGCTATTAATTTAATATTTCATAGTGATTGGAAAAAACTATTAAAGGCTCATAATGTCCAAGAGTGGACACAAAAAAGTTTAGAACGGGCAGGTAAATTAGATGACAGGTCTAATAAGAAGAACCAAAGAGCAATGAGAAATAACGCAAACAGAAAAGATGACTATAAAGTTGACCTAGGAAAACAAGGGTATAGCCGAGATAATGGATCGTCTGGTGCTGGATCAAATCAATAATCAAATTATAATGACTAAAGATGAACTTATACAGGATATTAACGACGAAATTACTTTTTCTGGAATGCTTCCATATTCCCTGCCTGAGAAAGAGTTGGGCAGAATTATAGACATAGATGCTAGGTACTTCTATGATAACTGGAGACATGCAGTAGAATCGAAGTATTTATTATTACCTCTTGAATTATTTAAAGATTCTAATTTTAAGAAGACTAGAGAAATTTTATTACCTGATTGCGTACAGTCGGTTATAGAAGTTAAGGAAGCAAAAGGAGGATCTATATTCGCATCAATAGATAGGGATTTCTCTGAACAAAAAATGATAGGATCTGAAATATATCTTACTCCGTTTATGGGAGAATCTATAATGTATAGAACAGCTATATTCTCGTTTCTAGATCTAACTAAAGGTTTGATATTAGACACTATTGCATATGACCACAATAAAAACACTCATAAGCTAGGTATAGTAGGTAGGACTCCTAAAGTAGCGGCAGTAGCTAAAATATTAAAGAAAATTGATATTGATAAGCTATATGAAGATGAATTGTATCAAAGACACGTACGGGCAAAATCAAAAGTTAGATTAGCTCAAATGCTTCAAACGTTTAATTACAAATTACCAGGAGATATAACTATTAATTATCAAAACATGGTAGACAACGCAAATAAAGAAATAGAAGAAGTCAACGCGATGATGAAAGGAGAAAATACTGTAGATTGGATGTTCCTGACTCGTCAATAATAAGTAATTTAAATACATATAAACATATTATGAAAATAGGATATAGTGTAGATAATTATGGAATTAAACAGTGGTACGGGAACGGTAAACTTCATCGGGAAGACGGACCTGCGATCGAACATCCAGATGGAACTAAATCTTATTGGCTTGAAGGTAAAAGATATACTAAAGAAGAATGGTCATATAGATGTAATAAATCAAAACTCAAGAAAGACGGAATGGATGATATAGACCTAGACTTAATGGACCAGTTAGGTCTTTTAGAAGGTATTATACTAGACTATAAGTCATTTAAAAATACGAACAAATCATGAAAAACGGACTACACGTAGATAGACGTGGAAAAGGATGGTATCTTAACGGTGAACTTCATCGTGAAGACGGACCTGCATATGTAGATAGACATGGAAATAAAGAGTGGTGGATTAACGGAAAACGTCACCGAGAAGATGGACCTGCTAAGGAATACGAAGACGGAAGTAAAGAATGGTTCATTAACGATAATTGGCATCGTGAAGACGGACCTGCTAGGGAATACGAAAACGGACGTAAAGAGTGGTGGATTAACGGTAAACTCCATCGAGAAGACGGACCTGCTATTGAAGATAAATATGGAAATAAAGAATGGTGGATTAACGGTAAACATCATCGAGAAGATGGACCTGCAATTGAAAGGGCAGATGGAACTAAAGAGTGGCACATTAACGGTAAACTTCATCGTGAAGACGGGCCTGCAATTGAAAGGGCAGACGGAGGTAAACGATGGTATCGTGATGATAAACTTCATCGTGAAGACGGACCTGCTAGTGAAGTACTGGGGAGTAAAGCTTGGATAATTAACGGTGAACTTCATCGAGAAGATGGACCTGCTGTTGAAAATGCAGACGGAACCAAAGAATGGTGGATTAACAATAAACGTCATCGTGAAGATGGACCTGCAATTGAAAGGGCAGACGGAGGTAAAGCTTGGTATCGGAACCATGAACTTCACCGTAGAGATGGGCCTGCATTAGAAGATATGTATTATACTGGAAAAAGAAACCCTTTTTCAAAAGCTATGGTTGTAGATTATGATAAAGGTCAAAGATCTTGGTGGATTAACGGAAAACAATTAAGTGAGTATGCGATAGGTAAAAGTGAAATAGATGATATTGACATAGACCTAATGGACCATTTAGGTCTTTTCGAAGGTAGAATACTAGACTATAAGTCATTTAAAAATAAACTAATTAAGTATGGCTAACATGAGAGATTTATATATGAGAAGCGAGGACGACCCTAGCTTTAGACCTGATCAACTAGAAGTATCTGATACTATTGAATCTACAGTAAATAAAATTAAGATGACCTTAGGGACTGCTAAAGGAGAAGTTTTAGGAGAACCTGATTTTGGGTTACAGTTAGCACAGTATCTATTCGATTTTGACTTAAACCCGTTTGGGTTAGCAGGTGACGCTAATTCTCAAATCTATAGATATATACCTGAAGCAAACTTAAGAAAGATTAAAGTTGAGCCAGTATATACGACAGATTCTAAGGATAGAAAGGTATATGCATTAAAAATAAACATCGACGGTAGATTATCTCCGTTTGCTGTATTATTTGATTAAGCTATTATATTCAATATTTTTAATAGCGGATTCTGCGTTATCGTAATTACCATCTTCTACATCAGATTCAATTCCTTCGTATTCTATTTTTAATTTATAGAAATCAACTAGCAAATTCTTACAGTCGTTAATAGTTTCTTTATCGTTAACATCTAGAAACCCTTGAACTTTAGTTAATCCTGAAATAACAGTACAGTGATTTCGTTTAACATAATCGCCAATTTCTCTAAGTGGAGTATTTGAAACATGTCTAGATAGATAAAAGAATAAATGTCTAGCTCTAACTATTTCTGCTTTTCTAAGCTTTGATTTTATTTCATCCTCAGATATTTCACAGAATTCAGACACGCATTTTAAACTCAAAGAAAGTAACCCATTGATAGGGGCCTCTAGCTTTTCTTGATTTATAATATCTATTGCCTCGTTTACTGAGAATCCTTTAATAGTAAGCGACGCCATAGTCGCTAAATCTTTTCTAAAATATTTCATAAGTTATTTTATAATGAACCTTCGGCTCCAATTTCACCTCCAGCTACAGTTTCTTCTCCTCCAGCTCCAGCGTCGTCCACTGCCATTGATTGGGCAGGAGCAACTCCTGATTCTGGAATTATAGGTGCCTCAAATTCTCCAGTTCCCATATTATCTTTCTGTAAATCTTCGGTAAATTTAAACCATTCTTCATTAGAATTAATTTCTTCTTGAGTCATTCTTAATTCTTTTCTAATTAAGTACTCAGTTGAAAAGTACGGACTACCATCGTCTTTTAATATTCCTTTCTTAGCAGTAAAAGATGCTATTCTTTTAGATTCTAATTCATTATGTTTAATTTCTTCAAATACATTATCATTATGATAATTAATACCGATAGAATTCTTAAATTTAAAATCGTCTTTAAGATGAGGAAAATCTAAACACATTTGTAAATACCAAGGCTTAACTAATAACTCTGAATAGGCAGACCTTAATCTTCTAATAAATTTTTGGTATCTAACTTCTTCTCTAGTAATACCTTCTGCATTTAAAGTAAATGCTCCCATTCCAGATTGACCTTCCCATCTTGAATATGGTATCTTAGAATCCATTTTTAATTTCTTAGTGAAGTATCCTAAGAGCTCAGAATTAGCTAAGTTAGGGCCTGGGTATGTTATCGGTTCAATTGAGATGCTCTCTCCTTTATCATTAACTGGAGTAACATAGTTTTTATAGAATAGAACATTAGGTTTACCATCCACAGTTAATTCTCCAGTATCACCGTTAAAGAATACGTCTTCTTTAAATAAATTCATAAACTCTTTAACGTCTTCTTGTGCTTTTTGAAAACTCTTAGAGCCAGTTGGAACTTTAGTTTGTAGTCGTATTGGCGCGTTCATTATATGCCATATTACTTTACTATGTTCAAGTATTCTTAATAAGTTAAAAGATCTAATCATTCTTTCAACGAAGCTTATTCTCTTTGTTTTAAAGTGATTAGCGTAAGATATGTATATTACCTGGGAATCTGCTAGCTTTCTAGTTGATCCATCACCAGGATCATATTGAGTCCATTCTAAATATAATTTACCTCTATCATCTTTAGTAAGAGAAGGAGATATAGTAACAGGATCTAATTCTTTGAATCCGATTATTTTAGAAGGTTTGTTTATATCATCATATATAATCTCAAAAGATAAATGTCCTTCAATCAGGAATTGAAAGGCAAATTGCCATGCTGATATACCTTCTGGAAAACCCCATGCATTGTACATCTCTTCAAAGTTATTATGGTATTTTTTAACTATATTATCTTGATATTTTAATCTTTCTTGTTTATTAGCTCCACGATACATTATTTTACCAGTTAGATCGTTCGCATGACAGAATCTATTTTCTTCGTTAAACACTACCATGTCATCAGTTATAGTATCTAATACAAATTCTATTTCTCCATTAGAAGCAATATCCCTAAGTCTATCTCTTTTTACTGCATAATCTAATTGAAAAAATGCAATTGATTTAGTTCTCAATTGAGATGAAGTATCAGCAAGTGCCATTGAATATTTAAGCAAGTCATTTTGACCTCCAGTGCTTCCTGATCTAGACGCTAATTGTCCTTCTATAAAACCTATTGCTTTTGAGTTTTTCAAAAGAAGGTCTTCGTATCTTGTACCAAATCTACTTAATCCTGAAAGTGATTTTGATGTATTACTTAATTTAGAGTCTCCGAATCCGGCCATATTTATTGGATTATATTTATTATTTAATTTTGTTTTAAGTCAAATAGATCATAAATTCTATTAACGTTATATGCTGAGCTAGCTAAGACCATTCCTGATGTGTCGACTAGACTCATAGGTAACTCTCCAATGTTATTCCAATCTAACATAGAAGCACTTTTTACGGCATCTAGCTTATATGCGCATATTGATTCGTTTAAATTTATACCTGTAGATTGAGAAATAATCTTAGAAGTAATACCATACATCGGGAGATTCATTTTTAATCTTTCCTCAATCGGAACAAGATCACCTTCGATTCCTCCTATTTTATCCAGACTGCTTTCTATTATATTTAAATGTGCATTTATAATAGCAGAGTGGTATTTAGGAGGTATGACTTTAAGGTTTATCATAATAAGGTTATCTTTCCATTTATTATGATATAAAACTAGTCCAGTAGGGTTTAGGTCGTAGTATGGCTTGGATGTTATATATTTAGCAGGTTCTGCTTTATATTCTTCTTTACTATTAGGTATCCATTCTCTACTTATATTTGGAACTTCAATGTTAAATGAAAAGTAATGACCTGGTACTATTGAATTTCTAGCTATCCCACTCCCAAACTCTTTAAATATCTGGGAGTAATTACGCTCTCTATTATTAGTTATAATGTCTTTTAATACTATCATTGATATCTTTTACATTTTATTAAACAAAAAGTTCTCCGTAATTATACCAAATGTCATATTATGTGCTTTTGCATACTCTTTAGCCGCTTTAAATTTTTCAGTATTGATTAAGAATACTTTTGCTTCTCTAGCGTATCTATATGCTTGTTTTTCTGTTAATCTCTTAGGTGTAGTTGGAGCTACTATGTCTTTGTTTGGTTTAACTTCAATAAGCCAATCTTTAGTATTACCATCTTTTCCTAAAGTTTTCATATAACAGTCAATCCAATATGTTGCTCTTTTCTTTGTTATTGGGTGCCAATATCCTATACCTACAGGCTCTGCTGTGTATTCTAAAACTTTTGGATTTTCATCGCAATATTTAAAGAACTTAAATTCCCATCCTGATCTGTATATTATTTGACTAGCGTCACCTTTATACTTTTCTGGATTTTTAGGCTTGAAATACCCTTGTCTAATTCTGCCACGTCTAGGTTTTAAGAAAGACTTTATGTTCTTATCTTTATTTGACATATAGTATTATTTATTCGAAAATAAAAATGCCCTCGATTGAGGGCATTTTAATAAAGATTATAATACTTTATACGTTGATCTTTTTAATAAAAACTTTTAGATCGTTCTTTTTGAACTCATCTGTTATAACTTTAACTGCATTATTAAATTCGACAGTGGTTTCTACTCCTAATGTTTTTAATATTGTTGAGTTATCCTTTTTACATAAACCTGTTTTACATTTTCCGTTTGGATAAAAAATACTCATATTATTACCGTCAATATTGAAAGAAGCACCGTAAACTAATTTTTTAGTATTTGTATCTACAGTCTCACTCTTAAAGAAATTAATTGTTTTGCCATTTTTTAATTTAGCTGAGCTTATTTTTTTAGATACACCTTTTGATTCGTTAAGTTTCATGAATCTTGAAAAGTTTAATATTTTCATCTCTATTAGTTATTTTAATTATTTATTAGTAATAATCTTATGTTTTATCTGTTTATAGTTTTATTTCCGTTAAACTCTCCGGTACGCGCATCAAGGTAACCTTTAATGTTTATCATCGTATTTGTGACAACTGTTAGTATATTGCCTTCGTAATCTACATACACTAAGAAATCATCTACTCTACCTGTTTCATTATATGCTACTTTAAACTTAAAAAACGTACCGTGGGTAAAAGTTTTATAAGTATAGCACGGATGTTCATTTCTAGTTAAAGTTAAATCGTAAGATTTTTCAGTTAGTAATTGACTTAATCTCTCCTCTAATTCATCAGATGTTAATTGAATATCATACATGCTACATGAATCTACTATACAATCTCCGCCATATACTCCAGAGTCTCCAAACATTTCTTTAACCTTAGAGAAATCGCCAGTACTTATAAATTCATATATACCAGATGAAAACTTCTCGTAATACTCAGTGTTATTAGATGAAACTGTTTTATGATACTTGGTATCTTTAGAAGTTGTTTTTAAATTAGCACTAACAAAAGTAGAGCTCAATAAAATTGATATTAATATAATATTTTTCATATAGCTAAGTTTTTATATTATAATAATACTAAAAAGTACATGTTTAGTGTATCGGAATCTTGATCTTATTAAGTAAATATTTATTCAGTTACTTCTAGTTCATCTATAGAAGGAACTTTAGCGTCAACTCCTGCTTTATTAAATTGAACGACTGCTTTCTTATATGCATCTTCTTTTGATGCAGTAGAATCTCCACCTCCAGCTGCTACTATCTCTGATGTATTATTATCAACTGCTTTTATGTCAACTCTATATGATCCAAACATTTCAAAACAGCTACCAGTAACTGTATACTTGTCTCCTTGTTCATTTACTATCTCTTTTTGTAAGGCATCAGGAAGTTTTTTCTGCTTTCCTTTTAATTTAGGATTATCATCGTATCTTTTTGAAAATTTTTCGTTAGTTGACTCTACTTCTATTTCATTTTCGTAATCTTCTTTAGAATCTACTATTTTATAGAGTAATTCCTCAGCCTGTTCAGGTTTAAGATTTCCGTTTTCTACTAATTTAACGATTAAAGAACTTACTGCCAACACTTCAGATGAATCGATGTTATCTACTTCAGCAGAACCTCCTTCAAATGCGGATTTTAATTCTTCATATGCTTCTTTAGCGCAATCTTCAACGCATTCTTCGCTTCCAACCATATTTACAATATCATCTAATAACTCAATATCTATATTTAGACTTTCATCGTATTTCTCATTTAGGAAATTATCCAATTTGAGAGTGTGAACTTTATTCATAATAAAA